AGCTCACTTACTTCTTAAGTAGTGATCTTACTCGAGCTACAGATTTCTGTACACACGAGTACTCCAACGTCATGTTGGAAGGTTACATGGAGGGGTGCGAAGAAACTTCGGACTACCTCCTTACGTCGGCAAAGTTGCTTTGCTCTTCAAGACGTTATGAGACATCGTTGGAGGGATTCTCCGACATGCTCACTGGCCGAGGCATCCTGATGGGAGACCCCGGTGCGAAATTAGTTTTAACTCTGCACAACCTTTGTGCGGAGTGGGAAGCTTATTTCCGTTCCGAGTTTGGAATGCTCGGGGCCACAGATTCAGAGTTTCTTCTAAAACTGCGGTCGGCAAAAGGGGCGGTCGCTCGAAAGTGGCGCCACTTCGCTTGCTCGGGCGATGATCACATCGCCCAAGGTCCAATTAAGTACCTTCGTCGTATTACGACGAACCACGGTCTAAACGGAATGTCCGTATCATGGAGCCAGAACTTCTTAAGTTCTGTAGGTGCGTTCTACTGTGAAGAGATGCTCTTCACAGTCGGATTAAGTAAAGACGAGATTTGGGGAGTCGAAACTCCTCTACATCTCCGCCCGTACTTAAGACAACCACACATAGATGCTATGAAGGTCAGGTTGTTCTCCCCTTGCTCAAAAGAGTGCGAGGGGAAGGATGAGCCAAACCCTGCCATTGGCAAGGCAAGACAAATGCAAGGCATGTTGTCCTGGCTCGGCGGCGGCTTCGAAGCCATGGTTCCCATGGCTTCTGCACGCTTCGAACAGAGGATGGAAGGTTTCCTTCCCACCCTCTTGTCAACTCGATACCTTCCGGTTAAACTGGGAGGTATCGGTTCACCATCTTTCCATCGGTCAAAGGCCGAATTGCGGAAGATATTCAGGGAGGAAACTCCCTGGATACATCTACAGTCAATCAAAGATGTCTTTGACGGTACTGCCAACCTTCTAGTGAGGCGTTGTCTCGCGAATTTCGCGACCAACGCTCGAGCTAGGGGGGTCTCCTCTGACGCTGTTCAAGAACAGGTGAAGGAAGTCTTGTCCAACGCCGAGTTAACACTCGGTGTTGATGACTCTGGACTGCAGCTCTTAGCTGGCATTCCAGATATCGACTGGGC